TGATAAAGCTAAAACCTTGCTGGTATTGGGTAAGCTGAAGATCACCGCCCTGGGCGACACAGATTCAGCCAAGATTAATGGGATAGACTCGGCACTGCTCGCCTATGTTGAGGCTGATATGTTGGAGCATATGAGGCAGTACGGTAAGGCGCAGGTTAAGCAGCAGGAAGCTGCCGGTGCCATGATGTTAATGCGGGATCTTGAAACTACTCAGTCTGCAAAGATCGCCAGGTTAGTGCCTACGGTGCCCGGTGTTTGGGATGTAGATGATTTTAGCTGATGCCTTTACTTTATAACGACAATCTGGATGATCAGTTGGCTTATGACGCCTGCCAATCCTTTGTTGGCGGGCAAGTGTCCAACGTGCGCAGTAACCTACTGAGTCCGGTCCAATACTCTGAAGGTATCAATGTTGATATTGATCGGTTTGGCTCAATTGTGACCCGGCGAGGGACTGTATCCACCTATGGAGGGATCCACACCTGGTCAAGTGAGGATACAGTTTGGAGCAGCATGACTGATGATTGGAGTTCAGTCCCCTCCCCAAAAATTGATTCGATATTTTACTTTGATACCCCCTCACTAGAGCAGTTAGTAGGTGTATCGGGTCAGGTGGTTTCAAAGAATACCGGAGGAACAGGCTGGACTTCCGTGAGTGGGTACACCCCTGCGAGCGGGGCTAATGTTGAGGCAGCGCAATTGGTTGATAAACTTTACCTTACTGACGGCACCAACAATGTACGGAGTTATGACGGTTCATCTTTCACTGATGAGTCAACCGGCACAGGTAACCCACCAATCTGCAAATATATTGTAGCCCACACCAATAGACTTTTTGCTGCCGGCCTAAGCACAGTTCCTGATGCGCTTTATTGCAGCGACCTACTGGATGGTGCCGCTTGGGATAATGTAAATAATCAGATCAGAATTGGCGGTGATTCCGGGGATCCTATAACCGCAATTCATCCATGGTTCGGGCACAACCTGGTTGTGTTCAAGGAGAGAAGTATTTTTAATGTGGTTACGGATCCTTCAGCCAGCACTGCGGCATCTTTTCGGGTAGAAAACATTGACACCCATATGGGGTGCGTTTCCCAAAGATCAGTAGCTCAAATAGGGCAGGACATATTTTTCCTTGCCCCTGACGGAATCAGAACCGTGCGCAGCATCCTTGAAGGTGCTGCCCAGGCAGTAAGCGAACCAATCAGTGTGGGTATTCAGGATGTGATTGATACCATTAACTGGAATGCTGCCCGCGAACAGGCATGTGCAGTTTCATGGCGGAATCATTACATCCTGAACGTCCCAACTAATTCAAGCACAACCAATAATACTGCAATCGTTTACAATACAATTGCCAAAGCGTTTGTGGGAACATGGACATGGGACGCTTCACAATTTGCGGTAAGCGCCTTTAACGGTGACCTTAAATTAGCCATGGCAACTGAGTCAGGCAAGGTACTGATCTTTCAGGATTACATTAACCCAAATTCAGAGGTTGATGCAACATACCAGGACGATGGGGAGGACATGGCATCCTCGGTCACCACTCGCGGAATGAATTTCGGGGAACAGTTCAGTGAACTGCTTCCGAACCATGTTGAGGTGGAGTTAAAGCCAGCAACAGCTAACAAGGTTAATATCCGGGCAATCATTGATGAGGAATCTGATTCAGTGGTCAACCAGAACTCCATCGATACAGAAACCGGCACTGTAACTCTGCCATTTGATCTGCCGGTTACGTTTCCGAAAACTGTCCCGATCAAGAACAGTTACAACCTGATGACTAAGGGTCCATGCAGAGAGATTCAATTTAAGGTAACAGCTAACTCAGGGAAGGTGCATTTAAGAAGCATCCGCTCTAGCGCCTTCGTGAACACAATCAAACAGGAGACATGAGTGGAGGAGATCATCCAGTTACTGAGGTTGTGCGGTTCATCAGGGAAACCGATAAGCGGGGCATGTGTTTCGGCGGATGGCCAAATAGTATCCTGGAAATCTACCTGTCATGGCACCACCAAAATGGAAGTCTGGTCATTGTCGAGCATGAGGCGAAGTTGGTCGCGGTGGCGATTGGGACGCAGATGCCTGAAGCTGACATCGATAAACACTGGGTTCCGTGGGACTCAGCCGGTGATTCAGTCTATATCTCGGACATGTTGGCGTCGAAGAAAGAAGCGGTGGGTGCATGTTTCGACGAACTCGCTAACCGTTGCAAAGGATGGAAGGACAAGAAACTCATTGCTTTACGACATGGAAGAAAAAGGAAATTTAAACCGGCGTTTGTGGAGAAATGGTTAGAGGAACAGTCATAGGAGGTCAGGGGTATGAACATAAAGTTCCCACAGCAAACTTGGAGATGCTTGAGCCGTACCTGCCCGAGGGGGTTTGGTTTGGTTCCGCTTATGCCAAGGACAAGAAACTTGGTCCCTGCGCATGCTGGGTATTACCGCACCAACCGAAAGTCTGCGAAGCATACATCGCTGGCTGGGAAGGGAACCTGTACGGGAAACAGTTAGAGATAAGAGACATGCGGCAGGTTGACCGTGAAGAGATGAAAGCAATGTACGATAGGGCACTTATAAATGAATGATTTAATGAAGCAATGTGAGAAGGCGGCACAGGGCATTGTAGCCGCATATCGTCAACGGTTTTGGGCAGCCAGTGATGCCGTGAACAAAGGCACACCACCCCCGCCTCCGGACTACGCTGCCGCCAACCGTGAAGGTATTGAGACAGACATTAAGACATTGCCTGCCCGCAAGATTATTGAGTCATTAGCCAAGTCAGGTGGCAAAGGCCAGGTCAAGGTTGGTGATGAGCTTATTGATGTAGATTTTAGTGGGTACGGGGATCTTGATCAGCAGAAGATCGATCTGGAGGCAATGACCACCAGCGCCGATGCGATTGCTGCCATGAACCTGGACATCCAGCAACGCTACGGGGAGGACATGAACCTGGAGCAATTGAAGCGGATCAAGGAAGCGGATCCTGTTGGGTGGGAGTTACGCCAGAAACTGGCTCAAACAACATTGGACGAACTATCTGCCGGCAGGGAATTAGGTGATGCCGCTTCCCGCCAGGTTGAGCAGAGTGTTAGAGGTGCCCAGGCTTCTCGCGGTAATGTTTACGGCGCAGCAAACATCGGCCAGGAAGCTCTGGCTAAGTTTGATGCCGGCCAGAGGCTCTTGACCCAAAGGATGTCCCAAGCTCAAGCATATGCGCTAGGAACACCCATTACGGCCCAATACGGGGCCATTAGCGGGGCACAACAAGGGGCAGCTAACTTTGCACCTATGCAGTTGCAACAAGGCATGGCTCAGAACCCGAATGCCGGGGGCCAGGCAGCACAATTTGCCAGCAGCAACTACAGCACTTACGTCCAGGGAATGGCCAATCAATCTAATCCCTGGATGGAAGGTTTGGGAATGGTAGCCGGTGTAGCAGCACAGGGAGTCGGCGGGCACTATGCAGGAGCAGCATTTGCTGCTGGTGGTGGTGCCGGCGGCGGGTTTTCTCCTAGAGCAATTCCAGCAGCACCTAGGGGTTTTCCCTTAATGTAAGCATTGATAAAGGATAATATATAATGGCACGAAAAAGTTCATTCTTACAGGGGTTTGAGGTCGGGGCCGACCTTTATAACAAGGGGTTCAGTCAGGCAATGAGTCTTGCTCAGATGAAGAAGCAGGAGGATGAGAAGAAGTATCAGAGGGGAAGGGATACTAAAGCTGATGAGCTTGCTGCTACTGCTGCGGCTCAAAGAAAAAAGCGCCTTGAAATGGAGATTGAAGAGGTCAAGGCAGCTAGGGATGAGAGGCAGAGAAAGCAGGACAACCGGAAGTTAGCCAATAGTAGACTCGATGCCTTTAGGAGTTTCGTTAAAGACGTAAATATGGACTTCAGCAAGCCTGAAGATGTCAGAAATATGTACGAAGTCTTGAGAACTTTCCGCCCTGAAATTGATCGAGATCCTGAAGCGAAACAGGCGCTCAGTGGTTGGCTTGAGGGTATAGAGATGACTGAAGGTGCGAAGCTAATTAAGTGGTCGGAGGAAGAGAAAAAGGCAACGCTGCAATATAATGTAACTCAAAGATTAACAAAACAAGCAGCAGATAGCAAATTAGTTACTGGTTTTAACAACGAGTGGGGCACTCATTATACGACTAACGATATAGCCGAAGTAAATAAATGGAGGCGGCAAATTAAAACTTCTGAGGATTTGGCGTTAAAAACTGGAACCATAGATACTTCATCATTCGGAGACTTTGAGGGGTTTGATAAACTTTCATCACATCTGGATGGTATTGCGGCAACTCAGCAAACTGTTAGAACGCAAAAGGTGGAAGATGCTGCGAGGGTAGCCGCACTCGCGGAGAAGCAGAAAGAGGATTGGGAAAGAACGAAACAGGGTCTGGAACGACAGAACGTGTTCACAAAATTCTTTGAAGATAAAGGTATAGCAGGGATGACCTACAATGATCCGAACTCCATGAGGGAGTATCGGAACATGGTTCAAAGAGACGCCTTAACGGAGGATATTGAATGGGATAAAGTTCCTGAATCTGTCGTAACTATGCTGGCTACTCTCCCGCAGTTACCTAATGGTGGATATAGTGCTGAAACAGTTGCTAAATTTAAAGCACAGGTAGCAAAATTTGAAGGCGGGGAAATACGAAGGCGTATTCCTAAAACTGAAGAAGCCGGCAAGGGGGTTCTATACTCTGAGAGTATGCTTTTCCATGGTAAAATAATGAAGCAGATTGAAGCGCAAGGCATGCCTGGTACTGCTGGTTTCTGGGATTCTTATATCATGGACGGCACATTAGGTAAGCTAGGAAATTATGCTCTGGATGCCAGGGCACAACAGTACAAGAATGCTGCCGATAACTTCATAGCAGGTGTTCTGCGAAAAGAATCCGGGGCAGCTATTACCGAGCAGGAACGCAAAGACTATTGGCCTCAATACATTCCAGTGCCAGGTGATAAGCCTGAACTTATAGCGCAGAAAAAGGCCGCCAGAGAAAACTTCATGCAAGCGACCCGCGCAGTCACAGGAATGACTTGGGATGATACTGCTGACACAAGGGTCGATCCCCCGCCAGTTCCGTTTGCTACCAAGCAGGATGTAAAGAATGCAATCAGCCAGGGGTTGCTGAAAAAAAATGACTCTTATGCGTATTATGATTCTGACGGCAACACTAAGGTTGGAAAGGTGGTTACGGGTGCAACTGAATCTAAGCGCCTTCCAGACTCACCCAGTGGCTCAGTATCAGATGTGCAGGTTGATCCAAGCTGGCCATCAGAACCAGTCCCTCCGAGTGGGGTTGATGGATTCGGTAACACACCAATGAAAATTCCCCCCAGTATGGGTATGGAGTACCCACAACCAGCACCTGAGGCAGGAGAAGAAATTGAGTCGCCAGCGTCAGGAGTAGGAAAAGAGCTTTTACCAGAACTAGAAGAGGCTCCTACCCCGGAGGACAATCAGTTTGAAGAGGATGCAAGAGAAGCCACTCGCTGGGCACCGCATGCCAGCAGTGAAGCAGTGATGGATGAGTCGCAGGACAAGCCAGCAATCCCTCCATTACCGCGAGGCAACCATGATGAGTGGCGAGCGCAACTAAGAACAATGGCAGAGAAAAGGGGAGGCACGACAAATGCCGCCAAAATGTCCAGACCATTTGTTGGCTTAAATATAACCGGCGGATCAATCAAGGGAGTCATCACCGCCCAAGATGAGCCCGGCGTATGGATTGGTAAACCTAGCCGAGAACAAAGGTTCCTGCCTTGGTCAGAGGTAATTAAGTTAATTGACCAGAATCAGATCCAGCCAGGCAACTCCGCACCTGAAGAGCATGAGGGTCCAGATGCAGTCGATGAGGTTATTAAAAGTCTCGGCAGCAAAAAGGATGCTCTTATGAAAGTCTTAGGGGATGAGAAACTTCGCAAGAAGGCTTTAGAGGAACTTCGTAAACGCTTAAAGAAATAATGGCTGATAAGTTAATACTTCAGGACGAGGATAAGAAAAAGAAAAAGCCGGGACTCGTCATGCAGGATGACCCTGTAAGACTGCCCGCGCCGAAACCTATCACAGAAACCCCGTCAATTGGGCAGACTGTTCCGAATACAGGACTCCAGTTACAGGATGATCCCTCAAGAACTATCTCTTTCAAGAGCAAACCTGTAGAAGAACAGAGATCGAATATAGTCGATATGACTGAAGGTTCTCTTCAGAAGTTTTATGAAAAAGGGGAGTACCCATCTATACCCCAAGACCAGTTGGATAAGTATCTTGATGCAAAGTACGGGGACGTATGGAGTGAGGATTTCCTTAGTAAAGCTAAGAGGGGTGTAGGTAGCGCATTTGAGATGATTGGAGAGGATCTTTTTGTAAATCTTTTCTATGAAGGCCCAAAGCAAAGCGCCCGAATGGGTCTTACTAATATTGCTGATCAATTCATGGAGAGGGATGCGGCAAGCGCAACCCTAAAGAGAGAGTTCCTTTCATTTACTGAACCTGCTACAAGGCTGTCAATCCGCCAGCAAAGAACGGGAGGGGCCAGTAAACTGGTAAATGATCTAAAGCAGATTCAAATAGAGGAAAGGAGAGCGATTCATAATGCAACTAAATTCTTCTTCCTAGACCCCCGTGCTGGGTACAAGGAATCTGATAGGGAAAGGCGACCCACTTTCTTGAAGAACACAAAAGCGAGGGAGGATAAATTCAAGAAGGTTATTGAGTCCATAAAGGCGGAAAGTGTTCGCAGGGCAAAATTAATTTTACCAACAGAGAAGGCTGAAGGATTAAAGGTAAAAAGCGTTAGCGAGATGTTTGATCGCAGCGTTGAGCCTGGGTTTGGTATATGGAAGGCTTTTGATCCCAACCTGTCATCTATATTGAAGGATACGGCTAAGATAGCACACCCGTTTAGCTCAGTTCCGACTGCTGCTGAAGCAGTCACTAGGGGTGCTGCTGACATAGGCATGATTGGTCACTTTATCGCAAACAATATGTTTGATATGACTGCCCACCATCAGCGCACTGTCAATAAGCACCTTAACATGCGGCTGAAGGAATACTGGGGCAAGCGAGGTTCAGAATATAAACCTGCCGGTGCCGGCTTTTACCCTGATGCACCTAAGCCAAACATGAAGGGAATATCAGGGGAGCAGGCCGAGCAATGGTTGGGGGAAGTAGGGAAAGCCCACGATGAACTTAAAAAGATAAGGCGTGATGAATGGGCAATGATGCAAGTCCTGATCACTGACCGGGAAAAGGCTAGGCTAGGACTTGACCCTATGGTTTCCCAGTACCTTAAAAACTGGGATAAAGAATTACCAGGAAACCAGGAGGCGTGGGCAAAATGGTTCAAGAAAACCATTAACTCGAAATATGCAGAAGCGGGGAGTTATGGGCTTGATCCAGTAACAATAGCAACTGGCGGGATTGGTGCGTTCAGCAAGGCTCCACTGGTAGCTTCTGGTAGGGGGATAATCAGAACCCTCGGATCGGGTGGGGTTAAGCTGACAGGCGAATTACTTGAAGAGGGTGGTAAAAAGTTAGGTGCCACAGTTAGTAAGGTTGATAGTGTTGTCGGGGAAGGCGTTGCCGGTGCAGCAGCAGGTGCTGCTGTTGGGCTAACTACCGACCTGCCTCTTGTTCCAAGCATTGTAGGTGGTGCTACTGCTAGTGGAGTTGTTCAGCCTATTCAGAAAGGGTCGGCATTAGCCAAGTGGGTTGAGGCGTCTGGACTAACCTTGCGGGCGGCAGGGGAGATATTGGCCCGCGAACCTGGGATGGAAGGCTTTATGCGCAGGCTCTCAGTGAGCAGCACTGCTCCTGAAAGAGTAGCGACTGTCGCATCTAAGCTGGAATGGCTGGATAACGCTATTACTTTTGGTGCCGATATAACTAAAGCCAGCGGAACAGGTGTTGTGATAGGAGGCGGGTTAGGTGCCGCAACAGGAGAGGGTACAGAATTTACTTTTGCCGGTGCAGCAACGGGCGGGACACTTGGCGCAGCAACGGTAATCCCAGTAAGGATAGTTACCCCTGCATCCAAGGTTAAACAATTAGCAGATGTGGATGCATGGGTTCAAAGGCAGCCAGAGGGTGTAAGAAAGTTCCTGAAGGCAAGACCGATAGAGGACCAGATAACTGCATCTGAGTTGGATTTATTCGTAAAAGGATTTGGGGCATACGAAGGCAAGGGGGATGTTGTTGTTGAGTACATTCACAGCAAGGAAGGGATTGAAGGTGCCTGGGTAGACACA